GACGGGGCAAACGTTGACCCGGCACCACGGCAAGACAATGCACCTAAAAAGGCCGCGCCCGTTTTGACCCAACAAGAAGACGATTTACCATTTTAATAACCAACCGGGGGGCTATATGCCCCCTTTTTAAATAACACGCTATGATAACAGTTTTTGACAACACACCGGAAAACGACCCAAGTTTTATGGAACAACGTATTGAAGCACAAAAAAGAACAATACGAAAGTTAGAACAAAAAATTCACGAATTAAAATCGTATGTTTTTTGGCATAAAACCCAACAAGACAAATGGAAAACAAAACACGACGTTTTAAAAATACAAGCCAAAGAACTTGAAACAAAGATTAAATTATTAACCGGAAATGATAATTAAAAAAGATACAAACGCCGAATACCATTCAAGTAGTGCAATAAGCGCTTCGGGTTTGAAATACATTTGGAAAGAAAACGTACAAAATTTTTTGACGCGTAAATTCAAAGGTTCGGCGGCCACCGAATTAGGTACGGCAATTCACGAACTTATACTTGAACCGGAACTGTTTGAACAGAAATATTATTTGTTTCCAAACATAGGGGACGGGCGGACAAAAGAAGGTAAGGCATTAAAGGCGCAACACCAAGAAAAAGCAAACGGGAAAATATTACTTGAAAAAGAACTAATTGACGCTATTTATAAGAATTACCAAGAAAACGAATTGGCCCAAAAATATTGTATTGGCGAAGTTGAAGTTTCGCATTACACAAAATTTGACGGCGTAGACGTTCGCGTTCGCCCGGATTGTAAGGGGGTAAATTGGATTTCCGATATTAAAACTTGTCAAGACAATAGCCCCCGGGCTTTTCGTCGTGACGTTTATTTTTGGGGGTATCATTTACAAGCGGCGTTTTATTCGGATGTTTTAGGTATTGACCCGCTAAATTTCCGATTCATTGCCATACGAACAAAATACCCGTTTAACATTGCGGTGTATTCATTGAATCCGGAACAAATAGAACAAGGTCGTTCGGGGTACAAATCAGCACTTGAAGACTGGAAAACCTATCTAAATACAAATATAGCATTGGGGTATAAAGGTAAAGAAATGGCCGAAGACGGCGCAATTATTTTATGAAGCATTTTAAAGTATCACAAGAACTTATTGACTATTGTAATAACGCAGTTGATAAAAACAATTTGGTCCTTCGTAAAGACGAAAAAACTAATGGTAAAAGGCGCCACCAATTTAGTGGGTTACTTGGCGAAAACGTAGTTCGTAAAATATTGGGGTTTGAATATGTTAACGGTAGCGAAGGTTTTGACGGCGGTTTTGACGTATTATTTATGAATAAAAAAATTGACGTTAAAACGCGAAGAAACCCTTATGAACCTAAATTAACGGATTACTTTGATGTTCCAATAATGCAATTAAAGTTTAAAAATGACGCTTACATTTTTTGTAGTCACAATTTTAAAGAAGATATTGTTTCAATTGTAGGTTGGATTTATAAAGATGATTTTATTAAAAACGCAACATTATTTAAAAAGGGTACAAAATACACTTATGAAGATGGATATACATTTGTAGCGCGTTATGACAGTTATCGAATAAAAGCAAATAAGTTAAATAAATGGAATAAAGAATATAACAATGAAAGAAATCAAATTGTACGAAATTAAAAACCTTGTGGAAGCTGAAATTAAACTTCCATTGGGTGTTAAAAAACGAACGCGTCCTTATGTAATTGGACGGTTTATATATGGCAAATTGGCTAAAGAATACACGTCGGAATCATTGCAAAATATAGCCAAAGAAATAAACCGCCACCATTGTAGCGTTTTACATTACTTAAATAATTTTGAACCTTTTTACAAACAAGACGTTAGTCTTCAAAAAAAATATGATAAATTAAAAAAGGATTTAATACGAATAACCGGACTTGACGACAAAAAAAACATTGTAACACAACCCAAAAAAATACACCCATACCGTTTAAGAAATGCGCCGCAATCCCTTCGAAAAATATTTATCCAAAGAAGATAAACTTCAAAACGCCGTAATGCAATACATCAAAGCACAATACCCGGGCGTTTATGCCATTCACGTTCCAAACGAAGGTAAACGTACACCATTTGAACGATTCAAGTTTAAATACTTGGGCGGGGTTTCGGGGGTGCCGGATGTTCTTATATTTCACAAAAACGCAAATAAATGCGGTTTAGCAATCGAATTAAAGGTTGGGTATAATAAACCTACCAAAAACCAATTGGATGCGTTAGAAGCCTTAAAAAAGGCAAATTGGGTCGCTTGTTGGGTGAATAACTTGGACGATGCAATTCAAACCATAAATACATATTTTAATGAAACCAAGAATTAAACGCAAAATGGTATTTTGGAACGAAGTGGACCAACATATTCGTTTTAAGACCAATACAACATTTGAAAACCAATTTCAGTACGAATACGTTGGATATGCAACCGAAGCCGAATTTAGTTTATTACTGGAAGTATTATTTGTTTTATACGAAGACGACCGTATTTCCTTAGAAGACTTCCAAAGGGTGTTTGGTGATATTCGTCAATTTTGTGATATTGTAAAAGAAATGGTTGACGACGCTTAAAGACAAATTGAACTTAAACAATGAAAGAAGAAAAAAATTATTACGCAATAATTCCCGCCAATGTTCGTTACAATAAAGAACTGTGCGCAAACGCCAAATTACTTTATGGCGAAATCACAGCCCTTACAAATGAAAAGGGGTATTGTTGGGCGCAAAATATCTACTTCGCCGAATTGTACAACGTATCAAAAAAATCAATTAGCCGTTGGATTTCACAACTTGAAAAGTACGGTTATATCACAACCAAAATAAAGTACAAAAAGGGTACTAAAGTGGTTGAACAACGCGTGGTCAAAATTGTCCCTACCTATGGACAAAAAAAGGGGGAGGGTACCCCCAAAAATGTCCCGGTTAATATATATACTAATAATATTAATAATACAAAAGAATATATTGGTGAAAATCAAAAACCGGCCAAATCGTTCAAAGATTTTAACCCAATTGTACAAAAAAGTTTTTTCGCCATTGTAAATTTATTCCCCGAAGATTTAAAGCCAAAAACCAGTAATGAAAAACGTAAATGGGTAAAACAAATTGATGACCTTTGGCGCCTTGACAATTATCACCCGCGTAAGGTGTTTTTGATATGTAAAAAGGCCCGTCAAGACGAATTTTGGCAAAACCAATTTCTTACCATTTTAAAACTACGTCGAAGAAACAAAGAAGGTATTAAATATATTGACCTTTTCAACCATAAATTCGCACAACACTTAAAGAACATAAACTTTGAAAATTAAATCCTATGCACGAAAACTTTTTAGCACTTGGAATTATACCCAAGGGAAACGGAATTGAACAAAAATTAAGCTGTCCAAAGTGTAGTCACACGCGCAAAAATAAACGCGACAAATCCCTTTCAATTAACCTTGAAAAAGGTTTATACAACTGCCACCATTGTAATTGGTCCGGAAACGTAAACCTTACCGAAAAAAAGGAATACATAAAACCGCCCGAAATTAAAATTGAATTATCGGACCGAACAATTTCATATTTTGAAAAACGCAAAATTTCAAAGGCCACACTATCGAACTGGAAAATTGGCGAATCAACCGAATACTTTCCACAAGTAGACAAACGCCGCAAGGCAATCAATTTTAATTACTACCGGGACGGTAAACTTATAAACGTCAAATACCGCGACGGTGAAAAGAATTTTAAAATGGTGGGGGGTGCCGAATTAATATTTTATGGCCTTGACAACATAAAATCATTGGACCGCTGTTACATTGTTGAAGGCGAAATGGACGCCCTTTCATTACACGAAGCCGGTGTTTATTCGGTCGTTTCTGTACCAAACGGCGCTTCGAAAGGTAGCCAACGTTTGGAATACCTTGACAACTGTTTTGAATACTTTAAAGACAAAAAAGAAATCATTCTTTGTACTGATAACGACGACCCCGGTTTGGCCCTTCGGAATGAATTGGCCCGTCGTCTTGGAAAATACCGTTGTAAATACGTTGATTTTAACGGTTATAAAGACGCCAATGAAGCATTAACACAAAAGGGTCCGGAAGTTCTTCGACGTTTATTAAAAGACGCCAAACCATTTCCTTTGGAAGGTGTAATAAATATTGACGATATTTGGGACAACGTAATTTTATACAATGAAAAAGGCATTCGAAATTATGGCATTGGCCTTGGCAACAGCGACGATTTTATTAATATTTCTATGGGTGAATGGTCGGTGGTTACTGGGATACCTAACAGCGGCAAAAGTGATGTATTTGACCAAATAGCTTGTAACGTAGCTTTAAAACACGGTTTTAGGACGGCATTCTTTGCCCCGGAATCATTCCCATACGAAGGCCATATAAAGCGCATTGCAAACAAGTTAAACGAACAAAATTGTGATGCTGAAAAACTAAATGTTTCAAAATCATTTATAAAAGAACATTTTTATTTTGTCAAAATTGACCTTGAAAACTTAACGTTGAAATCTATTCTTGAAAAGTTTCGCGAACTGGTATTTCAAAAAGGCGTTAATATTCTATGTATTGACCCGTGGAATATGTTGGACCATAGCGCACAAAGGGATTACACCTATATTGGGGCGCTTTTATCACAAATAACGCAATTCGTACAACAAACCGGGACGCATTTATTTTTAATAGCACACCCAAGAAAAATGGAAGCCGAAAACGGTATTTATAAAGTACCCACCCCTTACGATATAAGCGGAAGTTCGGACTTCTTTAATAAGGCGTACAATTGCATTACCGTGTATCGTAAACTTAACGAAAAGACGTC